AGTGAAACAAAACCGACTCGCCGGTGCGATTACCCCGCAAGGTGTACCGCAGAAGGCTGGGTTATCCACGTTATCAGACGACGAAGCCCTATGGGCTGGCTATAACAAGGGCCACAAGCGTCTTAAGTAAAAAAGGTAAATTATCATGGCTGGAAATAACTATACAACGCCCGCTGGGCGTATCAACGAGGTCAAGGGCGAAATGCTCAAGATGACCGAACCCGTCGAAGTCTTGCAACTTGGCTGCGAGATGAAAAAGATGCCCCGTAACAAGGGTGACAACATCTCCTATCGAGGAACCATCCCTACTGGTGGCGCAACCACCAATGCAAACACCATCAACCGTTGGTCGGTGGCTGCTGGAACTTACGAGACGACTGAAGGTGTTACGCCTACGGCTATCGCTGTTGAGTACCGCGACGTGAATGTAGTGATTGCAGAGTACGCTGTACTCTTCAGCTACACCAACAAAGTGGCTCTGCTGCATGAAGACGACATCCCTGCGGATCAAGTCAAGCAAACCGCTCAACTGATGGGTCTTGTGCGCGAGATGGTTCGTTACGGCGTGATGAAGGCTGGCACCACTGTTCAATACAGCGGCGGCACTTCGCGCTCTACGGTTGACGAAGCCATCACCTACAACGGCCTCGCGCTGTTGTCACGTACCCTGTTGGGTAACGGCGCTGCGATGAAAACGTCTATCTTGGCCCCCGGCCCGGCATATGACACTTCAGCCATTGAGGCTGGTTTCATTGTGTTCTGTCACACTGACTGCGAGCACGATATTCGTCGCTTGCAAGACTTTGTGCCGGTCGCAAAGTACGCCAATCGTGCAGCGATTAACGAAAACGAGCTTGGCTCGGTCGGTCGCTTCCGCTTCATCGTGTCCAAGGAATTGGCTGCGTATGCAAACGGCGGTGCTGCCATTGCCTCGACGGGATTGTTCTCGACGGCTGGTGTCAATATTGACGTCTATCCAATGATCGTTTGCGGTGAAAACGCCGTGTTCGACGTTGCTCTGAACGCCAACTTCGAGCCTTTCCACCTGCCTGCTGCTATGCGCACCAAGGATGACCCTGTAGGCCAGCGCGGCTACGTTGGTGCATCCTTCTTCTCTGCTGCCAGCGTGGTAAATAACGGCCACATGGGCGTTATTGAAGTTGGTATCACCAAACTGAGCTAAAGCTCAGACAAGCGGGTGGCTAATTTAGCTGCCCGCTTTTAGCTTCCAAAAAATTATTATTAAAGGAAAATATTATGCTTAGTCGTAAACACTCAAACCTCACCATTGACAACAAGTTCACTCTTGCTAAAGCAGCAAAATTAGTTGCCGAGTCAACCGACGGAACTGCTGCCGCTGGTGCGATCACCATCACTGGTGGCGCTGGTCGCATCACAACTGCGGCCCTGACGACTGCTGGCTTGGCCGCGTACACGCTGACCATTACCAATGCAGACATCAAGGCTGTTGACAAGGTGTTTGTCTCGATGGGTCGCGGAACTAGCACTACCGGTACTGCTGTACTGGGAACTGTAAAGCCTGCCGACGGGTCGGTCGTTATCATTGTCCAAAACGTACACGCCACGGTCGCGCTTAACGGCACGCTCGTTGTTGATTACTTCGTAGTCAAGGCGTAAATATGCAGCCCTTCGGGGCTGTTTTTTAACCTTAAAAGGTAAATATCATGCCCCGTGGAATCCCTACCAAAGCAAAGAACAATCCAGTATTCAAATCAGCGCCTCTCGCGTCTGAGCACGAAATTGGACAAGGCCAAACTCGCGCACTTGATAGCGACAACCTCGCATCATTCGCCCCGTCACCCATTGCCCGCGTTAGCGATCATGGCGTTAATACAGAAAAGATGCAGATGCTGGCGTTTATGAATGAGGACGTTACGATCCGCATCGCCACCAGCACAGACCGAAATGCTGAACAAGTTTTTGAATTGAACATCAATGGCAAGCCAGAGTTCTTCCGTCGTGGTGAAACCAAGACCGTCAAACGCTACTTCGTTGACCGCCTGCTGCGCCTGAAAACTACGGTTTATGCGCAGGAATTGGTTCTTAATAAAGAAGGCATCAAGTCGTATATTTACCCACCAAGTACCGGGTTAAAATATGACTTCGCGGTGGTAAGGGATACAAACCCTTCTGGCGATAGCTGGCAAAGGGCCGTCTTGGCTGAAAACGGATAAATAAAATGACCTTCCTCGAAATTTGCAAACGGCTACGCCAAGAGGTCGCCGGTGCTGGCACTGGCCCCTCTACCGTTGTTGCGCAGACGGGGGAGCTAGGCCGCATCGTGGCTTGGGCTGCGACTGCGGACGAAGACGTGCAGCGCCTGCATAATGAATGGCGGTGGATGGTAGGGAGCTTCACAATCGACACCGTAATTGGCGACAACTCCTACCTTCCTGCTGACTGTATCATCCCAATCACGAACCTGCGGGATTGGAGGCGGGAGACGCTCAAGATCTACACGGGAACCGTCGCCAATGAGTCTAGGCTTCTTTTCATCGACTACCAAAACTGGTATGACACCTACGATGTTGGCATTCAAACCAATCAGCGCCCGATCAACTTCACGGTTGGTAACGATCAGAGTTTGAAGATTGGCCCTGCGCCAAACGACGTTTATCGGATCTCTGGTGAATATCAAAAGGCCGTCACGACGATGGCGCTCGACGCTAATGTACCGCAGTACCCCTCTGAATACCACATGCTGCCAGTCTATTTGGGCATGATGTCATACGGACGATATACAGGAGCAAACGAGGTTTATGTAGATGGTGAGAACCGCTACAAGCGGATGATTAAACAGATGGAGCGCACGCACATGCCGCGCTTCACCATCGCGGAACCATTGGTTTAATTATGAAGCCAGTGCCGATGCCTCAGACGCAGTTCAAGTTCTTCCCTTTCACGGGAGGACTGGATCTGGTAACTCCTCCGATTCAACTTTCCAGCGGCGCACTGCGTTCTGGATCGAACGTGGAGATTGGCATTAATGGTGGTTACGCGCGGATCGGCGGGTATGAGAGATTTTCCGGGCTGGCTAAACCGTCAGCGGCAGTTTACGCAATTCTGACTTGCACCATCACTGGGACAGTTGTTTTGGGCGATGTGTTGACTGACAACGCTGGAACGTCATACGGGACGGTGATTGCCCTGCCTTCTGGCCAAGCAGTTTTGACATTGATAACCGGAAATTTTTCCACCGGCAATATCAAGGTAGGTATTACCGTAGTTGGAACGTGTATAGGCGCACAAGAAAGTGGAGCGGCTGCGACACCAAAACTAAACGCAACCTACCGAAACCTCGCGGCGGACATATATAGAGCATTGATTGCAGTTGTGCCGGGGTCTGGAAATGTGCTGGGAGTACATCAGTTCAATAGTCTTGTCTATGCCTTTCGAAATAACGCTGGCGGTACAGCGGCCGTCATGCACAAAGAGTCAGCAACTGGCTGGACGGAAATAGCGCTAGGCCGTGAGATCGCATTCACCTCTGGTGGAACTTATGAAGTTCTTGTAGGAAACACCATCACCGGCGCAACATCGGCAGCTACAGCGGTCATCGTCAAGATAATTATTACCAGTGGGACGTGGGCCGCAGGCACAGCAGCGGGAAGATTTTTCTTTGCATCACAAACGGGAACCTTCCAAGCCGAGAATCTTGATGTTGGTGCAAACCTGAATGTGGCCACGATTGCCGGTAATAGCACTGCTATCACACTATCGCCCGGCGGCAAGTACGAGTTTGACAATTGGAATTTTGGTGGCGGAACCGGAACAACGAAAATGTACGGCGCAGACGGCGTGAACAAAGGTTTCGAGTTCGACGGAACAACTTTTGTAAAAATCAACACCGGCATGACAACGGACACACCAAAGTTTGTCAAGGTACACAAGAACCACCTGTTCTTTAGTTTTAATGGGTCTGCTCAACATTCTGGTGTCGGAGATCCTTACACATGGACTGTGGTTTCTGGAGCGGGTGAGCTTGCCTGCGGCGACACAATTACCGGCTTTCTTGGCGTAGCGGGATCAGAGGCAGGCGGCGCTATTGCGATCTATACAAAAAACAGAACCCTAATCCTTTATGGAAACGGGTCGTCTGACTGGAAGCTTGTCCCCCACAGTAAGGAATCTGGCGCACTGTCATACTCGATTCAGTTCATTACGCAAGGCATAGCGTTGGACACGCAGGGCATTACACTGCTTTCGGCAACACAGAGTTACGGCAACTTTCAAAATGCCGTCGTATCTGACAA